TCTTTAGTGGACTCCCGCTTTGACTGCTTCATCAGCCTTTTGTATTTCCTGACCAGCTTATCTTTATCAGTCATGTGTCTAGGATGAATAGGATTCTCAGAATAATCTTGGCTCCAGTATCCAAGCAACTGAATCAGGGCGTCTTCTTTAGAAATACCTAAGTGCCTGCAATACCTGTTGAACGCATTGATTACCTTCCCCTCAAATGCGTTAGTCTCCCGTTGCAGAACTTGCCTAACGTGCCCCGTCCTATGATCGTGATCTAGAACGGGGTCCGTTATGGGCAATAGGGATATGGGGTCTATCCCCTTCTGCTTATTGAGAACGTTGTCTCGATAAGCTTTTAGCTCCTTGTATTTAAGCTTGTTCGCCATAATTTAAGCCAGAGAAGAACTGATAGCTGTCATTCAGTTTATTAAACGCAGCTATACCCCACTCTACCTTATCGGCAGACCATTGCTTCACCTTCATTTCAGTGGACTCGCAGTCAAATACGACGCTAAACACATCTGGGATGTAATCTAGGTTCCACTGCTTTGCAATAATCTGGGCTTCAATGGCTAGCTGACAGCAGTCCGTATCGTAACTCTTGTTCTTATCGTTCCTGAACTTGAAGTCGTACAACTCGTACTTCCCTCTTTTGTTCATGCAAATAAGATCAAGCATACCAGCAACATTCAAGTCATCGTCCAACACAGATAGCTCCATGTGTACTGGAGCGGTCTGAACGTTAGATATGTGATCAATGAACTTGTTTGCGTACTGCTTGTAAGGACCGTGGTAGTCGGCTCCATCTTGGTATTGCTTAAGAGCTTCCTCTAAGCCTGCATGAGCTTTTGTGCCGAACTCTGAAGACGTTACTTCTGTGCCGTCCTCGTCCGTTCTGTAGCCCCACAGACGCTCTTTGAGCTTGCCCGGTGGATCATCAGGGTACTTCTTGGTGAACTCGATCAGCTTGTTCTCTCTCCAGATGTTCATGTCGAATCCAGATAGCCCCTTGGGCATAATCGAGAGAACGCCAGTAACCGAGGGAGAGACTCCCCCGTGTTTCTTGGCTTTGGCTATACTGTCTACGGACTTAACCAAAGACACTTTGCCTGTACTGCTTTTTTTGTAGAAGTGCATTACAGTGATACGCTAGGCTCCTCTACCATCTTGAAGATTTCTTCCTTGTATTTGTCGAGGAGAGTTAGCTTCAGCATCTGAACGTAGTCCTTGTCGGACAACCCTTCTGCTCTGAAGCCGTATATCTCTTCTCCATCAATCTGAGCCTTCTGGCGATGATACGTGCCTCCATCTAGATGTAGTGTATCTTCGTCAATACGCCTGTACTCTCGGTGGTGTACACCGCCAATAAGAGCAGCTATAGACTCTGTTCCATTGTGGTCAGAGGACAAGTAAAACTTGCACCATTGTACAATTTCTCCCCAATCAATCGCTGGACTCGCTTGACTCGTTTGGCTCGCTTGGCTCTGCATTTTTAGCGTTAGCTTTGATTTGGTTCACTATCTGATCTTTAAGATCGTCAATATCCGCTCCCGTCATGTTGCCCCAATTTAGGTTGACGTTCCTGACAGCGAGATCGTGTCCAAATTTCGCAAGCATACCAGTAGTCATGCCAGCAAGAATATCAAGAAGCGATTGGTTGTCGAATTGGTTTTGGATCATGTAACCCTTGACCTGCTCGTCTGATATATCTTCTTTTTTTATTTCGTTAGTTTTATTAGTTTCGTTAGACATAATTTATAAGTATTGTTCAGATTTAAGAAATGCAAGTGCTAAAATGCAATAACCGATAAGATCTATGAATGTATCCTTAACGGTCTCTTCTGCAACTAAAAGTTTACCATTCTTGCAATAAGATTTCAGTCTTTGTACTTTGTCTCCAATGCGTATGCAAATGGAAACTAGAGTGCCTACACCGAACTCCTCGGATTGTTGAAAGTTGGCGAATATAGATCCCCCGACGGTGTAGTCGTGCCTCTTCTTGTTAAGCAATTCCCTGACTTTAGGGAAAAGCTCATCCAAGAAATCGTCAAACTGTGCTGGCGTCATATCACTCATGCTTCTTTGGGCCACATTCCTCTGGATTGCAAGTACTCCGTAACCTTGTCCATATCTGGAGTAATTCTTCGGGGCCAGCGAATCGCTTCTGATTTGGCTATTTTGCTGTTATGGCTTATTCGGCGACTAGCAGCATAATCCTCTCTTTTTTCCTGTATCTCCTTCAACAGGTCTTCAGCCGACATAGGCAAGACACAGCCATTGCTGGCTTCAAGAGTGCCTCCGCTTATGCAGGCAGCTTTGTGCATCGCTGTCCTAAATCGAGAAGGTTGTATCTCGTGTACTACTTCGCCTTTTTTATTTTTTACTAACCACATTTGTTTTTCGTTCCTTTCTTTCTTTTTCTAGTTGTTTATGTTCTAGGTAATCTTTGAATACTTTCTCAGAAATTTGGTGATGTTTTCCGCAGTTGTTGCATTGCATTTGGTGCCTTCTTATGCCAGCAGCACTAATTCTGTTCTGCTTCTTGTGCACTTTTTCAGATCCGCAGTGAGGGCAACTCCATCTGTCAGACCCCAAGGATACACCAACGTGCGTCTTAGGCTTTGCGTAGTACGACAGCTCGCTGTACACCTCTTGGAGAAGCAGGACATCTCTTTTGCAGTACTGTACCATGTAATCCAAGGCTTCTTGGTCTTTGTCTAGAACTATGTCAACCCAAAGATCCCAACTGGTGGATATTTTCCCCTGCCCGAACAGGTACTTTCCTAAATAATCCAATCTACCGGAGTTCAGTCCCATCTTTCTTGCCCACTTCAGAGTGTCAACTGTAGTTATGTTAACATCTCCACGGACCTTATGGTACATCATCCTGCCCTTTAACCAAGGGAAGTCAAAGCGATCTATGTTGTGCCCTACAATCTCATCAGCGTCTTCGATGACTTCAGCGAACTTTTTGATGATACGGTAATCCGCGTTGTTGTTCTGCTCTCGCCAACGCCCAATCTTGTTGAAGTCCCAGTCTATATTATGAACCTCTTTCTCGTGCTCAGTCTTCCAGCACATAGTTACAACCGCCCTTTCCTTAACAATGTTGTCATGCGGTATATTTATTTTGTATCCCGCTTTCCAAAGTAGGGCTATGTTAGGGCTTGTCTCTATGTCTAGGAATACTCTTTTCATAATAATTTTGAGGCTAAGAATTCTGTACACATAGCTCCGAACTCCTCGTCCTTGCAATCTGCGTACTCTTGGGTACTGTGAACAGCGTGATAAATTTCGTGAGCTATAAGTGGCTTATCGTTGCTTTCCGTGTAAATCAATATCCAAGGCGATAGTGTCCAGCAACATCCCCTGCAATCTCCTAGCTCTATATCTTCGATGACTCCAGACTCCTGCACCCACTTCTTAAAAGAAGGGAAAGAGCCTCCCAACTGTACGAGGTACGTTGTCGGTAAAAAATCAGATGATATGTCGAATCGTTTCATCTAAGAAAAAAGGGGGGCCTAGGTAAACAAAAATATGAAAACAAACCCTAAGCCCCCCTTGAACAGTATTATGATCGTATAACACATGTCCCCGCGAGTTGGGGACAAAGCAGATATGATAGTATCAGAAAGCCTCTTCTTCTGAAGAGGAAGTTGGTAAGACTTCAGGAGAAGCCTGAAACTCCTTAAATGCTGCCCAGAGTTCTCTGGCTAAAGACAGTGACTCGCTTGGGGCTCCACCTCGTTCAGCAGCAATCTTAAAGACCATTGCTAGGCTAATCGCCTCGTCCCTGTTACCAGATGACTTACCACTTGGTAATGGGCGTGGAGGTTGAGCGACACCTTCAGGCTTTCCGAAGGAAACTTTCTTGTTCCCTTTCTTGGTTTCGCCCTTCACTGTCATTTCGACAATAGATCCGGGACCCCACCAAGGAGTCTCTGAAGCTGCGTTCGCATATACGGTCTCTCCATTTTCCAGTACTACTGAAAACGGGTACATTTTCCCGTACTTGCTTTCCCAAGGTTCTCCGAACCTTTCTATCGATTTAATATTTTCCATAAGTACTAAAAGGCATCTGGTTCGGCATCTGTCAAGTCCCATTCTACAATTTCTTCATCTTTTTCTAATTTTTCTAGATTTTGTATCTCGGTATGGAACATTCTTCGGCTCTTTTGGAACCAGAGATCACGGTAAACGAGTATGCCAGAGTTCCGCTGCTTAGACACGTAGAACTTCCCATCGGGACCTTCTGCCTGTTCTCCAGCCTCTATCTTCTTCTCCTTCTCCTTGTTTCTCCAGATAAGAGCAATACTGTGCGATGCAGCTACAATTCCCTGACCACCAAGAATGTGCTCATTCTCAGGTATGCCAGCAGTAGTAGCCTTCTTCGCGTCACAATGAGCTATCAGGATTACCGTAACCCTGTTGTCCAGTGCAAACTTAGCTGCTTGCTTCGCAATTCGCTCTTGCCCGTTCCAGTCGTCTTTGGCTGTTAGGTGCATTAGAGCATCTATCACAAAGATGTCGCATCCATATCTGCGATTAGCGTACAGGAAGTCATCCTTTAGGCTTTCCCAAGTATTGTCTGTACCCTCCTCTGATTCAACGAACCAAAGTTTGTCTTCGAGTATACTGACATCCTGATCAATCCGGTCGGGGTTAGGGCACTTCCCATTCTGCATCCAAAGCATCTGCATTAGCATACTGCTACTAGGGATCTCAAAGGATGCTACGCAACCCCTTCGATCATTAGCTACCATCTCGTGCAGTACCATCTGGTACATCAGTTGGCTTTTACCGTGCCCTGCGTACCCTCCTAGGGTAACTAGCTCGCCCTCACGCAATCTGAAGGGAAGCTCGGGCCACATGAATGGGTTGTGAGCCTTTTCACTCTCGTACCTATTGACCTCGTCAACGACATCCGAGCTTAGGCTTGAAGCTGTACGAAGAGTAGGAGGATCGTTGGACTCCGCAGATTGAATCAATCCTAGAGCCTCTGAAGGACGTTTGCGTAGCAAATCGTTCGCATCGTTTATATCCTCTGGGTAATTCACAGTCCTGCAACGCTGCAAGCCTAGCCTCTTCGCTATAGCCTTAGAAGCCTTTTGACCAGCCTCATCGTTGTCCATAGCTACATAGATATTCTCAAAGCGTGAAAGGGCCTCGTAGTCGTTATCTATCCAGCCCAAGTTGGATACACCGCTAGGCACAGACAGGCACGGCATCCCGACATCCATCTGGTCCCAAGACATAGCGTCTATCTCCCCTTCGGTTATCAAAATGCTTCTGTCGTTGTCCGTGACGTTCTTCCAACCCCACAGGGTATGCCACGCCTTCGTGCTCCAGATGTCCTTCTTGCCGTCCTGACGGAGGACTCCAGTGCTTTTCAGCATCACGTAATTGTCGTCTGGATCATGGAACTTCACCGCCCAGAAGTCCTCGTTCACTCCACTGTACCGCTTGTGGGAACGAACTCCGTACTTCCGAAGCACGTTCTCGGACAATCCACGGTCCTGAAGGTACTTCATGGCCTCTGTGCCACGCATTGACCCTAGTGCAGTGCTGCTGTCTGGAGTCACTGTCGGGCGAGCGGATGAAGCCACAGGCTTCAAGTCGTGCAAACCGCAGATACGCCGAGCCTCCGTAAAGGCTTCTTTCCAATTAGAGAACTTCCTAGACACTAAGTCCAGTATAGTCACCAACTCTCCCGTGGCTGAGTCCTTCGCCAAGTATACCCCATTACGGGCCCTGAAAACCCCACAAGATGAGCCCTTGTTTCCATCTAAATCGCCCATTTCCCAGTTGTTCCCACGCTTTTTCGCTTCAGGGAAATACTTGCTCATCACGCTCTCGATCTGAGAACTTAGGGCTACGTTAAGCTCCTGTGGTGTACTCATGAGTGGCACCTCCAGTACGCTTTCTCTTCAATTACATCTGCAATAAGATCATCTAGGAGATCATCCAAAGAATCCCCTGAATCGAGAATTCCCACTAGGTCTCTCTCGATGTCCCAAGACTTAATCTTTTCAAGCCAAGTCTTACGGAAGTACTTCCGTGGTCCTGACTCGAAAGTGATACGCCCCTCGGAGTCCGACAGAGCAACGAGAACTGGGTCTTCCCAGCTTCCGTCCTCACGGGCCTCCTTGTACTCCTCGACAGCCTGCGAGAAGCTGCCCTCTGTTTTGTCTATACTAGTATTCTTCATAAAAAAAAGTCATCATTTTAACAAATCCATCCCATGCACCAGTGTCTGGGTAAAAAGTTTCATCTAATTGTGGCATCGGCTCGTCAATCTCAAGATCTCTCGATAGAGACCCTTGGTCAATAACAAACATATGCAGTCCAGCCGTTCGCGACTCAGATCTTGAAAGATTGAATGGATCACTTAGTTTGCTACTCATTGTACCTCTGGTCCTCCTTAACCATGCTAGGCTTTCTAGCTTCCCGATCCTTTTGATCCTGCTCTCTGGCTTCTTTTGCATCGAAGAAGTAAGAGTTCACAAAGCCACGCTCTGTAAGGGCTTCCCAACCGCCTTCTATGAAGGTGTCTGCCATCAAGTAGTCAGGCCATATCATGCACCCAGACTTGTAAAACGAAGGAAGAACTAGGCTTTTGCCGCTTCTGCCACGGACCTCGATTTTGTAATCGTCCCCGTTTTCCTTCATGCGGATCACCTGACCCGCATAAAGGCTTTTGCCGTTCCCGTGACGGAACGTGATGACTGACCCTACGTCAATCATATCTGACCCCCTGCCTCGTAGTACGACTTGTGCATCTCTTCGAGCATCTCTGCTTCGTTTGCTCGCTGTTTAGCCTCCAGCTCTTCGAACCAAAGCTTGGCTTCGTAGTCCAGTTGGCTGTCCGGCTTTAGGGCTCTCATGTTCTGAGAAAGCATGGATTTTACTGTGGGCTTTGGGCCGCCCACTGGCCTTTCTCTGTTAATGTTCATGCTTCGGACACTGTGGACTTCCACTTTTCTGTCAACAACTTTACTACTCTTTACACTTTTTTACTACTCTTTACACTTTTTTATAACAAAAGCGGGAAAACTTAGGTGAAATCCGTCAGGATTTACGCCCCAAAGGGGCAAACTTTCACTTTTCTTAAACTTTAAGAAGTATCCAAAAGGTACTAAGGAGTACTAAAGCAAGGTTACTAAGAGCACTATTAGTACTATTAGTACTATTAGTACTTAGTTATATTATGTTATAGGAAAGTTATATGTAACCGATTTCGGTTAGTTGATGTAACCGATTTGAGTTACTTGGGCATATTTTCCCCAAGAAGCATTTTCCTGTAGTGATGCGAGCCGATCTTCTTGATGCGACCCTTAGCGACTAGGTACGAGATCCTGTTCTGGATCGTCTGGGGCCTAACGGCAAGTAGCTCGCCTATCGCGGAGTTGCTAGCGAAACACCCAGACTCCCCGAATCCTGCGACGTGGCCTAGGATGAGCTTGTCTAGGTGGCTTAGGCTTTCATCTTGAAGGATCTCTGTGGTTATCCATATTCCTCTGCTTGGTGACATTCCTTTGGCAGAGCAGAATTCCCGCTTGTTGTCAACAGGAAATCTTTCAGGGACAAAAAGTACTAAGTGTCCCAAGTGGCATAACTGGCAACTGGCTTTTAGGCTTAGGCTTGCTTAGGCTTATTTAGGCTTAGGCTTATCTAGCTTAGGCTTAGGCTTATTTATATATACGTGTAAAATAAAAGTAAAAAGCATATTGCCCGGTTCAGTTCCGGCTGGGCACGCGCGCACGCGCACACGCACGAGCCTGTACCCACGATCCTGATACCACCTCTGTAGTTGGATTCCCAGGACAGCAAATTTTGACTGTAGTTGAAAAATCAGGACAGACAGAAAAGTTGCTCTGTAATTGGAACTTCGATACAAAATTGGAAGGATTCGGAGCCCTAAATTCAAATTTAAAAAAGATATAAATCGTAGTAAAAAAAGTGTAAAAATTAAGGCCCCGGAAGGGCCCCGATTCGCCCCGATTTGCCAAAAGTGAGGAATTAGGCGATCAGAGGCCCTAGAATACCCCCAAGGGTATCCGCAGGTATCTGGCATAGGGCAGGTACCCAAAAGAGCCGAATAGGCCCATTAGAGGCAGCGAGAGACCCCTTTCCTATCTCAAAAAGGTACTTATGAAGCCACTAGGGCCCCGATATAGCCCTTTAGGGCCCTATAGAGGGTAAAGTATTGCCCCGATAGGGCCCCGATTCAGGGCGATTTAGTAGGGCCCCGATTCGGAGCAAAGGGCCCCGATACGAAAAGGGCCCCGAAAAACGGGGCCCCGATTGGATTTTAATATATATCTAGTATTTATTCCTCAAATTTATAGCGTTCTATAAATACTCTATTATATTTAGGATTTCGTTTTAGTAATATATTCACGGCCTTTTCCTCAGTGAATGAAAAGCTTATATCATTATCAGATATAGCATTGTATCCCCAGCGTTTTGTTAAAGGGTCAAATGATCTTTTTACTTTTATAAATAACGTCATTATATTTCGCCTTTCCTTTTAAGGTATAATAAAGAAAGTAATACAATTATACCGGATATAAATCGTATACTATGTATAATTTCTATTTCCATGATTAGAATTCCTTTCTATATTGTAAATCGTTAGAAGGCTCGAATTTATAAAAGTATATCCAACATTCTATAGGCTCCGCGTACCCGTCTAAATTAATATATACTTTTTCACGTTCGTACATATTAGGGTGACCTTCTAAAGAATCTAGATCGAATTCTATATCTTTATGGTTTACCTTATATACTTCTACTCGTATATTATCTTTCTCTATATCCTTATATAGAAAAGGAATGTTTCCGCATTGCATACCGTATTTTTCTACGGTCTCGCCTTTTCCTATATATTCGGAATCCTGCAATAAGTAATTATTCCCTTTATTACTTTTCAAGGTACCGTACACGGCGACATATTTACAATCGCCCCAATCGTATATACTATCGCAAGTATCGTAATCGTATCCAGAATCGTAAGACGTATCGAGGTACTCGGATTCTAAATCATAAGCGGAATTATAATACTCTTTATACTTATACGAGTTAGTATAATTATTATAATTGTTTGCTTTATAATTATAGTTATCCCAATTTATTATATTGTTTTGCTTTCTCCCAAAACAATTCGATTTGCTATATAATACCTTTCCTTTTTTATGCCAGTCGCCATGCCTTATAATATTACCCGTATCGAGATTTACTATAAGGGCTCGCGTCTCTGATAAAGATAATACTTTAAGCCAGTATTTAGAAGGTATCTCAGAAAGTATATTAGATAATTCTTTAGTATCGGATATATCTTTATTACCTAGCCCGGAATACGTACCGTTAGTAAATAAACAATATTTATTATTGTTATTACTAAATTCTATAGGGTGAATATTAGCTTCATTAACTTCACCTACTGTTGCGTATCTATAATGACAAGCAAAGGGTCTTTTAGTATTTAGCAATTCCTTTGCTATATCATAATCTTCCGTTTTTACTATATCTAAAGTATCTAGATATAATATACCGAATCCGTCCGGATTCTTTATCTCCGCGTTATATATAACGTTCTCCGGTATAGACTTTGCTTTTTCGTTTAGTATAATTAAGCACATTTTATAATTTCCTTTCTTTATTATAAGTATTTTTGTATATTGTTTTCGCCTTCTGTATATTCTTCAGCGTTAATCCAAGTATTAAAAGAGATAGCCATTGCATTTATACGTTTTAACTTTTCTTCGGAATATATACTTTTCAGTAAAGCTTGGTTGCTCTTTAGGTATTCCTCAAATGATATACCTTTTTCAGCAGCCTTTATAAGCTTATTAATTAGCTTATATCTAAACAGTATTTGATTCGAATGTTCGACCCTCGATATAAGGCGAAATTCTATAAGGGTTCTATTATATCCAACCGAATTATTCTTTTCACGTATAGCGGAATACTTTGTATTCTTATTATATTCTTCCAGCTTCTTATTATGAGAGGAATAACTTTTTTGGAGTCTATATCTATACATAGCGAATAGAAGGCCGGAATACTTTCTTATATTAGCCAAGTTTACTATATCAGAAGGCCCCGATACATTTATGTGCCCGCCACATTCGGAATTTACGTTTTCATCATTTAATATATCTTTAGCTTCATTTACATGATTTACTAAAGTATCGTATCCGTACTCTAAACAATATATATTAGAGATACCTTCTACTCCACAACTCGAATCATTTTCGAATCCGGAAAAGAATCTATATTCGCCTATGTAATCGCCTTCATGACGTTTACCTAATATAGAATTCTTTTCTACTTCGAATCCTATACTATAACGATGCGCCCCGGTATTATTGTTATATATAACTTCTGGCTCGGGGCTTCTATGGTATTCGCAAATACGCGTTTTATCTTTAGGCATTTCAGATACATACTCTCCTAAAGCTTCATCGAAATACGCTTCATCACTACATACATAATCATCTATATCGGAACACCATATATAGTTCTCCGAGTCCTCATGTATCCAACAATCTAAATTTTGGCTATATATACATTCGCTACGTAACATATATTCGTTATATTCGTATACGTAACATATATCATCGGAATCTTTTAGGAAGTATTCGGATTCCGATTCTATAAAAGCACAATCATCTATATCCCTTAGATTGCCTTCATTCGTATATACTAAATCGTATTCCTCTTTTATTTCCTCTAAAGTATTCTCGCAATTATATACGGATTCGTCTAAATATAATCCGGCACTTACTCGCATATATTTATCCGGTACTTCAAATTGCCTATATATATATTCGACTTTGTCTTTAAATACTATACGATGAAATCCGAAAGCCTTTTTATGTATTTCGGTATTACCTAATATATCTTCATAGCAATTTATTTCAGCTATATTCGTAAGCGTAGAATGTCCATTACAACTTTCTACTATATTTACCTTTTCAGGGTAACCGTATATAGCCCTTTGCTTTCCTCTCATCGTTATATACGTCAAACAAACTTTGTCGCAGTAAAGACCCTTTAAAGGCCCTGATTCGATCTCACCTATATAACAACTTTTCCTAAGTATATTAAATTTTGATATACTACATCTAGCAAATCCGTTATACATTAAATAGCCAGTGGTATTAGAGTTAAAGTATATACCGTCTCGATCTTTATATAATTTCATATTATTGTTATTACTTATATATTGTTTTTGTTGTATCCCCTTAAAGGGGAAAGAGCTTATATTATCGCATGGCTGTCAACCGTTGGTAATCAACGACTTACGCATGAATTCTATAGGGAACTGGATTTATTATATATAACCAAAGAAAAAGTATATACGATTTATATAACTCGACTGCCCCGAATTTTGCCAGCTTGCCCCGAAATCTCATGTATCCATAATATCAACACACCCACTTGTATCCATGATCGCGTTACAGTATCCAGGTTCTCGATACACAAATTTGTATCCAGGTTGCAACTACTTAGGCTTGTATCTACTATGTGAATACAACTGCGGGGCGGGGGTCGGGGGGATTGTAGTAGAAGAATTGCTATATATCATTTGCCCCTTAAAAAAATACTTGACTCATAGCCCCTTTTATGCTTTAGGCTTATTTTTACTATGAGTACCCCTGATTCTAATGCTGTTAAACAAGAGTTGTTTGAGGACATCAGTACTGCTGTACAACAATATGCAGAGGAGTACGAAGTTAAAAAGTTGAAGTGCCTAGAACGGTACGATCCTGAAAAGGTAGCTACTATATTATTTCTTTCATCACAGGGTAAAAGTGTTAACAATATAGTAACTAAGTACGGTTTTAAGCATGAAACAGTACAACGTGTTCTAGTGTCGTACGCTGACCACATGGGAAAGTGGCGTGAGCTTGGCGGTCAACTTGCGGCTTACTCTTACTTAAACATAAACTCACTAGAGGAAGAAATGGTGAACGACGTGCGTACACGTATGCAGTCCGGTGAGCTTAAACCTACTTTTAAGGACATCAAAGACATCAGCATAGCGAAGTCTAACTCCTCTAGAGAAGCTATGCTAGCAAGGGGAGAAGCTACTAGCATATCCAGAGAGGAAAAGGTGTACACTGACGATGATTATAAAAGCCTAATGGAAAGAGCTAGAAGCAAGATGAAAAAAGCGGAGGTTATAGATGTTGATAATACATAGTTTTGAAGGCCCTGACGACGAAGAAGAAGTAGATAAGGACAGGGTTATTTCTCATTTATTTAAGATTATACATAAAATGGACCCAGATACGTCTTACGAAGATATAGCTGCGCTTCTTGCTGCTAACATGGCCCTAGAGGACATGGAAAAGGGACTGGATGATTTTAACATAGAAAGGAATTAAGGCGGTGAACGGTAAAGGAGATAGAGACAGAACATCTGACAGAGAGGCGTTTTACAAAGCGTACGATGCGGTATTTAAGCCCAAGGAACCTTTTTACGATGATGTGAAAAAGTACGAAAGTAGATTTAGAGGGGGAAACATAGATTCGACTCAGGAGGAAACTTCTGAAGACGTGGGTGCGAATCCCACTTCCTCCACCATTGAAACAACGCCTTTTAAGGCAGACCCAATTAAGCACGACATAAGGCGAGTAATTTAATTAAGGGCAATTTATGGTACTGTAGCTCAATAGGAAGAGCATCTGATTTGTACTCAGACGGTTGCAGGTTCGATTCCTGTCGGTACCTCCAATTTTTTATGAATATTACAAAAGGAGATAAAGTCGTACTTAAGACAACAGGAATAGGTTCTAATGGAAAGCCAGAAAAGGCTAGGGTGAACTACCCTTATGAGCCAGAGGAGATTAAAAGGATGCAGAGCGACCCTATGGTAGTGGTTAGCGTCTCGAAGGACCCTGACAGCGTGTACGTAGACGTTAAAAGCTATCTAGGTAGGCCGATGATTCAAAAGCATGGTTATATGTGGTTTTTAGCGTCAGACTTAGATCTTGTATAATTAAGTTAAAGTGAAATTTACCGAGCATCCATTCCTAGAGTCCCCTACAGCCAAGGAGATTGTATGGCTGTACAACAACGATCTTCCGCTTTTAAAAGAGCTTCATACTGCCCATGAAAGTAGGATAAAAGCCTCTCAGGACGACCCTGTAAGGCATGGGTTCGATCTTCCGGGCTGGGGACGTATTGAGGAAGGGTTAGGCCAGTACAACGAGTGTCTGGCTTTAGGGGGAAACAGATCGGGCAAGACTACTGGCTTTGCTAAGATTGTGATGAAAGCTGTAACGGAAAGCAACGACGGTCATGTCGTGTGCTTCAGCCAAAACGAAGATACCTCTATCAAGGTACAGCAGTCTGCTGTTTGGGAAATGATGCCCAAGGAGTTCAAGAAGAAGACGAAGAGCATCGAGGGGTACATCAACTACAGTATGCAGAACGGGTTTACTGCCAAAAGCTTTATCTTCCCTGATACCCGTACCCGTGTAGATTTCAAGACGTATACCCAGTTCAGTAACAATCAGACGATCCTAGAGGGCTTTGAGTACGGTTTTCCTAGTGCTGAGGGGTTAAACATAGGAGCGTGGCTTGATGAGTACCTAGGGGACTCTACACTGGTAAATACGCTTAGGTTCCGCTTGGCTACACGAGATGCCGTAATGGGCATAGGCTTTACTCCGATTGATGGGTACACCCCGTTTATTTCGGATTATCTGAAGAACGTAGAGACTTTAGAAACAAGAAAAGCTGAGTTGCTGAACAACAAGGAGCTTCCAGTGAGGCAGTACAGTCCGTCGAGGGATGCGGCTGTAGTGTACCTGCACTCTGATGAGAATCCGTTCGGGGGATACGAGCGTATAGCAAAAGATCTGCGTGGAAGACCCAATGAGGAGATACTGGTTCGGGCGTACGGCGTACCAGTGAAGAGCATGACTTCTTTGCTCCCGCTTTTCAACACTGAGGTAAATGTGCTAAAGGACGAAGTTTCAAACAAGTACGGGATGCAGTTCCCTGATGTTTCTGACAAGTCTAGGTACACCGTGTACCAAGTAGTGGACCCTGCTGGAGCTAGGAACTACGTAGCTATATGGGCTGCTGTAGATGCGTACGATAACGTGTACATCTGTCGTGAGTGGCCTGACTGGGATACGTACGGCGAGTGGGCTGAGTTCGGGGACCCGAAGTGGAAATACGGCCCTGCTTCAAAAAAAATCGGGCTAAACGTACCGGGGTACGTTGAGCTATTTGAAGAGATAGAAGATGAGCTGGGCGTACAAGTATTCGAGCGAATTGGGGACTCTAGGTTTTTTGCTAAGGAAAACGAGAACAACGAGGATCTGTTTATGTCCTTTGAGGAGCACGATATGATGTTCGTGCCTTCTGATGGGCGTATAGAGGAAGTTGGGCTTTCTGCTTTAGATGAGTGGTTCAGCTACAATCCCAATGAGCCTATTGATTCCGCTAATCGACCTAGGTGCTATATTCACGAGAGCTGTCGGAATTTAATCGACAGTCTCATTAACTATAACTCAAAGGGTAAAATGGACGAACCCTTGAAGGACTTCTTTGACGTTATTCGGTATTTGCGAATGGCGAACGCTGGAGAAGGCCCTGTCCATGTAACGGCTCGCGATTTAGCGGTAACTCGCAGGGCTACGGGAGGATACTAATGAAAAAACGATTAACTAAAATTGCTGAAGAAAACAATGTTCAATTCACGGACTTGCTTAAACTATCTGATGAAAAGCTAAGTCCTAGTATGGTTACTGGAGCAGGTAAAAATACTTGGATTTCCGAGGACGGACAAGAAATACTGATTGAGGCTATAGAGGCTCCAGAGGCGACGGCGGAACACATAAACGCTAAGGTTATTAAGGTAGCCCCTAACAAGAAGTACGTATATGCTTACGTCAGAGAGGACAAAAGCAAAATACCTGTGCTTGTTCCCAAGAAGTTTTCTCAAAGGCTAGTGGGCAAAACCATAACAGTTGAAGTCATCAAAGACGTAAATGGAGTTTCTTACCGATACAGAAGAGGAGCAGCTTGATCGCCTAGTTCAAGACAGGAAATTTCTGTCGGAAGAAATAGATCGTTTGCTTGGTTGGGAGTTTTTGAGGCTTGTTGCGTTACGTAATTCAGACGATGTGATGCAAAATAAGGAATTCTGTGATAAGATAGGCGTCAACTATTGGTACTCGTACAGAGTTCTGTACAAGGTGCAAGATAAAGTACAAGAATTTTTACGGAACTTAGAACGGTAATGCAGAGCGACGACTACTCCAAGGCTATAACATACGTTGGCAAAAAGCCAGATATAGATGTTCTTATCAAAGCGTATCAGACTACAACGAACGAGCTGGAGTCCTATTACGATCTTTGCCGTACATCGTACGATGACAGAAGGAACTGGTGGCCCGGAAAGAGCCGGGATCTGCGTAAACATGGCGCTGATGCCTTCCCCTGGGACGGAGCATCTGACTTGGAGAGCCACGTTATTGACGAGCGTGTAACTCGCTTGGTATCGTTGTTTATGTCAGCCCTGAACAGGGCAAATATACAGGCGTTTCCTGTAGAGGCTACAGACATCCCTAGGGCCAAAATAGTATCGAACTTCCTAAAATGGATGACGACTTCTGGGTACATCCCTCGCTTCAAGCAGGAGATGGAACTAGCGGCGAACTACCTTCTTGAGCGTGGTATGATGATCACGTACTGCGGTTGGGTAATGGAGGACCGTACGTTCAAGCAGAAGATAGATCTAAGAAGAATCGCTGCTGTAAGTCCTGAGCTAGCCGAAATGATAGCTACTGGGCAGAACGACGAAATAGTAATTCAGCAAATGCAAGCTGCCGTAAAGGTATCTGAAGCAAATGCTAAAAAAGCCCTAGAGGAGCTGCGAGAAACAGGAGTGGCGGAAGTTCCCACTGTTCGCAGACAGGTTAACGCCCCAGAGGTAAAGACCGTAGCTCCTGATGGTGATTTTATTTTTCCCGCTTATGTAACGGACCCACAACGTGCTCCTTATTGTTTTTGGCGTACGTATTACACTGCACAAGAGTTGCAGAACAAGGTCAGTACAGACGGCTGGGATCAGAATTTCGTGGAGCACGTAATCGAAAACTTCTCTGGTGTAAACATAAATTCCTTGGAACGGGAGCAGGAGGGAAGGCGAAGCATATCATTGACTGATGATGCTTACGAGGCAGAGGAACTGATTGAGATCATACATGGCTACCAGAGACTGATAGACGAAGACGATAAGTCTGAGGGTATCTACGAGACCGTGTTCCACGAATCCTTTTCGGGAGATGCAGGCTTAGGAATTCAAGCTTACGCCAAGTTCGATCTTCTAAACGGTTATGAGGACTACCCTGTGGTAGTCACGAGGTTCAGCGAGGATACTAAGCGTTTGTACGACGCAATGACGGTTCCATCGCTTCTCAGGGGTATACAGAGCCAAGTTAAAGTAGAGCGTGACTCTAGGATAGACAGCAACTCGCTATCTACGCTGCCAGCGGTAACGCATCCGAAGGGAAGAAAACCAGAAGAGATTGGTCCGGGTCGATTTATTCCAGAGGTTCGTCCGGGGGAAATAAGCTTTATGCAGGGACCGGGATTTAATCAAGGCTCTGTAGAAATGGAAAGAAACCTTCAGGATCAAGCCGACCGTATGGTAGGGCTGGACGAAGAGTCTCCCCTGAGCAGTGTTCGTAGGCAGTTCCTAGTTGATAAATACTTGCAGCACATTGCTCAAGTTGTAGCTACTTGTTACAAAAATTTTCAACGCTTTGGGCCTAATGAGATATTTTTTAATGTAACCGGAATTCCAGATCCCCAGATGTTTGATAAGGGAGATCCGAATGAGAATTACGATGTTACCGTTAGTTTTGATGTACTGAACGCTAGTTCTGAAAAGCAAGAGGCTAAATTGAATCAATTAGTTTCTTTAGTCCAGATGGACAGAAACGGATTGATTGACGTGGATAAACTGCTGACAGCGATTGCTGGAAGCATTGACCCTGTTCTGGCTAGTGGCATTCTACGTCCCGCTCAAGAGGCTCAGGACAAAATGCTAAAGGATATTACAGATGACTTATCGAAAATTTATGCAGGGATCGAGGTCCCCGCGCGTCCTAACGGTGCTCAAGCTGCTTTGCAAATTATTCAAAGCTATGTACAACAGCCAGATGTTGCACAACGGCTTCAAGAAGATGAAGCGTTTGCCCAGCGTCTGCAAAAGTACAATGCACAGTATCAGTTCGTTATACAGCAAGCTGAGAACGCGCAAATAGGCCGTATAGGGACTGCACCAGCCCAAAT